TAACTTAAGAGGAAACTCTACTAATGCATTAAATGCAGTTTTAAATACTGGTGAATCAGTTACTGCTGCTTTATTAGTTAAAAATAATAACACAACATTTTATAACAACGTACTTCAAGTTGATGGAACTACTGTTACAGCAATTTGGCAAGGTGGATCAGCTCCAACAGCAGGAAATGCTTCATCTACTGATGTGTATTCTTACACAGCAATTAAAACAGCGGCATCAACATACACAGTATTAGCAGCATTAACGCAATTTAAATAAGGAGTAGAAAGAATGCCTATTTTAGTAACAAGAGGCGGAGGATCGGCAAAAGGATTTGGACTTACAGCAGGTGGAGGAGCGCCTGTTGATTTTGATTATTTAGTAGTAGCAGGTGGAGCAGGTGGAGGATCTGCAGTGAGCCCAGCGGGAGGACACGGAGGTGGAGCTGGAGCTGGAGGTTTAAGAACATCTTTTCCTGGTGGAACAAAAGTAACTTTAAAACCAGATATTTATACAATAACAGTAGGTGGTGGTGGAACCGGTGGAATGTCTCCATCAAACACTACTTCTAATGCAGGTCAAAATAGCGTATTTGCAAATATTACTTCTGCTGGTGGTGGTAAAGGAGCTTTTGCTGGTGAAGCAAATCCGACTGCTCCGGATCCAGCGGCTTCTCCTAATACACTTTTAGATGGTGGTTCAGGAGGTGGGATGTATTATTCAGGATATGGATTTGGAAATAGACCTCCAGTATCTCCACCGCAAGGAAATAACGGTTTTTCATGGGCATCTAATGCAGGAAGCGTTTCTAACGGAGGTGCAGGTGGAGGAGGTGCAGCTAATGCTGCTCCACCGTATAGTGGAAATACTGGTGGACCAGGAGGAAGTGGTACAGTTTCTAATATCGATGGAAACCCAGTTACCTACGGTGGAGGTGGCGGTGGTGGAGTTTATGGAATGGCATACGGAGGTGGTTCAGGTGGATCTGGAGGTGGCGGAAACGGTGGACCAGGAGGAAATCCAGGAGGAGCAGCAGGACAAGGAACAGGAAATACAGGTGGTGGTGGCGGAGGAGGTGGCCAGCAACAACCAGGTGGACAAGGTGGATCTGGTAAAATTATTTTAAGAGGAGCTCCAACAGATAAATTTTCAGTAACTCCTGGAACAAATACTGTAACAACAAATCCTACATATAAATTAGCTGTATTTAATGTATCTGGAACGCTTACAGTTGGTAAGGATTAATATGGCTCATTTTGCTGAAATAGATAAAAATAATATTGTTATAAGAGTATTAACAGCGTGTACCAAAGAAGTTGATTCGCATGGTGGTGATAAATCAGAAGAAGCAGCTTTAGATTTTGGAAATAAAGTTCCTTTTTCTCCTGGTGGCATAAAATGGATTCAAACATCATATAACAATAATTTTAGAAAAAAATTTGCAGGAGTTGGAGATTACTACGATTCAATAAAAGATGTTTTTATTTCTGCAAAACCTTTTAATTCTTGGATACTAGATTCAAATAATGATTGGAAAGCACCTATTGCGTTTCCTACTATAGTTGAAAATACTAATAAAATTATTGGAAAAGATTTAAATGATCCTACTAAAGATGTTTATGGACATTACAATATTTTATGGGATGAAAATAATTTAAGATGGGTTGGAAAAGACGAAAATGATCAACCTTTAAAATGGAATACATCTACTCTTTATTGGGAAAATTAGTAATACTTTACATTTAAAGTAAAATAAATTATATAATAGTTTATTAAAAAGGAGAAATTTAATATGCCTTTAAAAGATTATTATTGGTATTTTGTAAGTGCTTTATCTAATCAATTTTGTGATTCAGTTATAAAAATTGCTGAACAAAAACAAAAATTAATAGCTACTACTGGGCAACAAAAAAGTGATTTAAAAAAAATAAATAAGAAAGAATTATTTAAAACAAGGAAATCTGAAATTGTTTGGTTAGAAGAAAAATGGATATATAAAGAAATACATCCTTTTATACATTTAGCAAATAAAAATGCTAATTGGAATTTTCAATGGGATATTTCTGAACAATGTCAATTTACAATTTATAAAAAAACTCAACATTATCATTGGCATGTAGACCAATTTGATGATCCAATGAATACACCAAATAATTTAAGTTCTCATGGAAAAATAAGAAAACTTTCTGTTACAATTTCTTTATCTGATCCAAAAGATTATAAAGGTGGTGAATTACAGTTTGACTTTAGAAATAAAGATAATGGAAAACCTAATATAAAAACAGCTACTGAAATATTACCAAGAGGATCCATATGTGTATTTCCATCATTTGTATGGCATAGAGTAAAGCCTGTTACAAAAGGAACTAGATATTCATTGGTAATGTGGAATCTTGGAAACCCTTATATATAAATGAAATCTATATTAATAGTTGGTGGCGGATCAGCTGGTTGGATGACGGCTGCAACTTTAATTAAAACTTTTCCAAATAAAAAAATAACATTAATAGAATCTCCTAATATTTCAACAGTAGGAGTTGGTGAAAGTACCATAGGTGGTATAAAACTATGGACAAATTATTTAGGAATAGATGATAAAGATTTTATTTCAAAAACAGATGGAAGTTACAAGTTAAGTATTAAATTTACAGATTTTTATAAAAAAGGAGAATCTTTTCATTATCCGTTTGGAGAACCATATTTAAATAATAATATTGCTAAATTAAATGATTGGTGGTTTAAAAAATTTATTTTTCCAAAAACTCCTTATACTGATTATGCAGACTGTCATTATCCTCAAATGGCGTTGGTTAATCAAAACAAATGTTTTTATAATGAAGATAATATAATTCCTTTTAATTTTAAAAAAGATACTGCTTATCATTTTGATGCTACAAAATTTGCTATTTGGTTAAGAGATAATTATGCAATACCAAGAGGAGTAAAACATATAAAAGAAGATATTGTTTCTATTGAACAAGATGAAAAAGGTATTAAAACTTTAAACAATAAATATAGAGCAGATTTATATATTGATTGTACAGGATTTAAATCATTACTTTTAAAAGAATCTTTAAAAGAACCTTTTGAATCTTACTCAGACATGCTTCCTAATAATTCAGCATGGGCAACACGTATTCCTTATAAAAATAAAGAAAAAGAATTAGTAGGTTATACAAATTGCACTGCTATTGAAAATGGATGGGTTTGGAATATTCCTTTATGGAGTAGAATTGGAACAGGTTATGTTTATTCCGATAAATTTATAAGTGATGAGGATGCATTAAAAGAATTTCAATCTCATTTAGGCACAAAAGAATTAGAATTTAAAAAATTAAAAATGAGAGTAGGAATCCATAATAGATTATGGGTTAAAAATGTATGTGCCATTGGATTATCTGCTGGATTTATAGAACCATTAGAAAGTAATGGATTATTTTCAGTCCATGAGTTTTTGATGATTTTAATTAGAAATTTACAAAGAGAAAAAGTATCGCAATGGGACAAAGATAATTTTACATTTCAATGCAAAAGACTTTTCAGAAATTTTGCAGAATTTGTTGCATTACATTACGCATTATCACATAGAACCGACACTAAATATTGGGAACATAATTTTAATAAAAACTGGGAAGAAAAATTAATTAATTTAAGAACAACAGCCATAAATGGAATGTTGTTAGCTGCACATTTTAGAGACTCTAATTTTTATTTTAATGAAATTGGTGGACTACATTGTATTGCTGCAGGAATGCATTGGTCACCAACAGATTTAATAACAATAATGCATAAAAATATGGTAAATGAAGAAATCTTGATAAATGAATGGGAAGAATGTATAAATTCATTAAATAAAAGAAAAAATGAATGGAAAGAAAGTATTAAAAATAAACCTAGTTTATTTAAATTTTTAAAACAAAATATTTATAATTAAAATGATAATTAATAATATAAAACAAAGATGGGATATTAAAACTTTTAATAAGGACAAAGATTTTCCTTATATAGTTATAGATAATTGGTATACTAAAAAAGAAGAAAAAAATATTTGGAAAGAACTTGATTATTTTACAAATATTGAAAAAATGCCTAGAGGTGAAAACACTATAATTGCTCGTAATGTTAAAACAAATGAGCCTTTAGGAAAACATTTTAGAATATATTTAGAACACATGCTTACTCCGACTGGTCAAGAAAATAGTTATATATTTAATTGTTTATATAAACAAAGAGATTCTAAATTTCATGATATATTATTAAAGACTTCACCAATTTTTAGAAATTTTCCTACTACTAATTATTCTTCTGTTTTTTGTTCTTATTATGAACAAAATGATCATTATGATGCACATTTTGATACAAATTTATTTACATGTATTATTTGGTTTTTTAAAGAACCGAAAAAATTTGAAGGAGGTGATCTTTATTTAACAGAAACAAATAGCAAAATAGAATGCAAACAAAATAGAATGCTTTTGTTTCCTGGATATGCTTTGCATAAAGTTTCTCCTATAAAATTAAAATCTACTAAGAAAGGTAATTTTGGTAGATATACTATTACACATTTTTATGGATATAGATAATTTTAAAAAAAATAATTATGTAGTAGTTAAAAAAGCTATATCTACAGAACTAGCTAATTTTTGTTATGATTATTTTTTATTAAAAAGACAAGTAGCTAAAACATTATTTGAACTTAATTATATATCTCCTTTTTCTAATTATTTTGGAACATGGGTGGATACGCAAGTTCCAGGAACTTATTCTCATTATTCTGATATTGTAATGGAAACCTTATTATTAAAATTAAAACCTTTAATGGAAAAAAAGACAGGTTTAAAACTACAAGAAACATATTCTTATGCAAGAATTTATAAAAACGGAGATATTTTACACAGACATAAAGATAGAGCGTCGTGTGAAATATCTACAACATTAAATTTAGGAGGTGATCCTTGGCCAATATATTTAGAACCTTCTGGAGAAAATAATAAAAAAGGATTAGAAATAAATTTAAATCCAGGCGATATGTTAATATATAAAGGATGTTTGTTAGAACATTGGAGAGATAAATTTGAAGGACAGAACTGTGGTCAAGTGTTCTTACATTATAACAATTTAGATAATAAAGAGCTATCTAATAATAAATTTGATGGACGTATTCATTTAGGATTACCTAAAGATGCAAAATAAAATTAATTATTTTAATTCTTTTTTAGGAGAAGAAGAC